TCCCGTGCTGACTAAAACACCTGCATTGAAGCCAACTGCTACGTTGTAATTATCAGTAGCCGTAGTGAAGTTTTGAGAAGATAAAGCTCCAAAGCCAACAGCAACCGCTTTACTACCTAAAGTGTCTGCGCCTAAACTACCTCTACCTACTGCTGTGTTATGATCAGCATCAGTAAAGGCGTCACCCGCAAGAGCGCCGATCAAGGTGTTGTTGATTCCCGTGGTGACTTCTTTACCAGCTTCATGCCCAACTGCTACATTGTAAGCATCAGTAGAAGTGCCGTAGTTTTGATCTTGTAGCGCCAATCGGCCTATAGCTACAGACTTGTTACCCACCGTATTGTTTTGCAAAGCGAGTGAGCCAAGAACAGTATTTTCACTCCCTGTTGTATTAGACTCTGCCGCTTGCCTACCAATGGCAGTAAGACTGCCACCGCTTAGATTAGCTGTCCCTGCTTTGAAACCTATAGCTGTGTTTTGGCTTGTTCCGTCTACTTGAGCAGACAATGCTAAATACCCAACAGCAGTATTGTCACCAGATGTCGTTAACGCATCACCTGCAAGGGCACCGATGAGAGTGTTCTGGGTTCCCGTGGTGACTCGTAACCCTGCTTGATCACCGACTGCTGTATTATAAGAATCTGTAGCAGTGGCAAAATTCATATCAGATAGAGCGTTTGCTCCTATAGCGACATTGTGAGATCCCAAGTCGTCTGTAGATAACGATTGATACCCCAAAGCAACATTCTGACTTCCTGTTGTCAGGGCATCACCAGCAAGACCACCGACTAAAACGTTCTGGACTCCCGTGGTGACTGAAAACCCAGCATTTGCTCCAATAGCGACATTAAAAGTGTTTGTAGCAGTAGTAAAATTTTGCGTCGTTAATGCGCCATTACCAATAGCTACTGAGGTACTGCCTAACGTATCAGAAGTTAAAGCGTTATATCCTATAGCTACGTTAAAATCAGCATCAGTAAGAGCATCACCAGCAAGCCCCCCGACGAGGGTGTTGTTAGTTCCCGTGGTGATTGCCCCACCTGCACTATATCCAACGCCAACATTGTAGGTGTCTGTAACCGTTGTAAAATTCTGTGAGGCTAAAGCAACTACACCAACGGCGACTGATTTATCACCTTTTGTGTCGGCTGATAAAGAAAAAGCGCCAAGTGCAGTATTGTTGTCACCATCAGTTAATGCGTCACCAGTTCCTGCACCAACCAAAACATTCTGTGTCCCTGTTGTTACAGCAAGCCCTGCCTGATACCCCACCGCTGTGTTGTAATTATTCGCATCGTTATTTTGTGCAGTAAGAGCATTGTACCCAATCGCAACTGACCTATTGCCTGTATCTTCAGCATCTAGGGCCGCGTAGCCTAAAGCTACATTTTCATCTCCCGTAGTAATCGCAGTACCCGCTTCATCGCCCACGACCACGTTGTAGTTGCCGCCAGAGGTAATGCTGTTACCTGCGTTGACACCTGCGCGGAAGTTGGAGGTGCCAGCGGATGCAGTGATAAGGTCTGCGCCGTCAGCGAAGGTTACGTCTGCTGCAAAGTTTACTGCACCATCTACATCAACAGCATCAAGGTTGGTAGTGCCATCAACGTCTATGTCGCCTGAGATGTCTAGGCTGGCAAAAACAGAAGTGCCCGTCGCGGTAACGGTGCCTGATACGTCGGCATTACCGTTGATGTCTATCAGAGTAGCAGTCAGGTCTATCTCATCTGTCGCACCAAGCGATAAAACCGTGGCAGACGAGCCTTGTATGAACTGGCTTGCGTCGTTGAACATGATTTTGTTGGTGCTGTTAAGCGTCAGGCCAGATCCGTCTGTGTGCGTGAGTGTAGTGTCGCCGTCTGCGCCAAAGGTAAGTACGGAAGAATCAGACAGCAAAGAAACATTGTCGCCAACGATCAAATTGCCAGCAAGCTCAAGATCGTCCACTTCATAGACGATAGCTCCAGAACCCGCTCCATCTGTACAAACCAATTTTGTTTGGCCAGCGGCAATAACGACGTTGGCCCCAGATCCTTGAGTAAGCGTCAACGCAGCAGCGGTTTCATTTCGCATAATCCAAAAATGCGAGACGGTGTTGGGGGCTAGGGTGACTGTGCAAGCTTGCCCACCGCCAGTTAAACGCAAGAACGTGCTTCTAAACTGATCAGTCGCGCCATCAGCCATTGTGATGGTATGAGTGCTGGCATTGGCTATGGCTTCTGCGCCAACGCCCATAGCCTCACCAAGAAGCTCTAACGAGGTATTTGTGGTCGTGCCCCAAGTCCCGGAACCTTCCCCGGTGGCGAGTTCTGTGAGCCGTAAATCATTGACGTAAGTTGCCATGTTCTATCCTCTAAAAAACCTAGTTGTTGACATTTGCGTAACTAGGCGTTTGTGTTGTGCTGATGTCATTGTAGGTTGGGGTTTGGCTTGTGTCTATCTGGCCGTAACTTGGTGTTTGATCTGTATCTATCTCACCCCAAATCAAAATGTTTCCAAGGCCAGCGGTCATAGAAACGCCTGCTGGCTGAACAATCGACGCTGCAACCGTGGTCATTGCGCCCACAGATGAATCAATCTGGTAGCCCGTGACCGATATATTGTTTTCACCCTTGACCGAAATCTGGCCCAAGCCAGACGTAATCGAGCGGCCAGTGAGCGTGACATTGGCCTCAGCATCGAATGTGACAGTGCCAAGACCAGACGTAATTGCCTGACCCGTAAGCTGAACAATCGACGCCGCAATTGTGGTCATTGCGCCGACACCAGAGGTTATCGCCTGACCAGAAACTGTGACGTTGGCTTTGGCGTCAATGCTTGGAGCGCCAAGGCCAGAGGTGATTGCCTGACCCGTAGGCGTGACATTCGCCTCAGCGTCAGTGGTAACTGAGCCTAATGCGCTTGTAACACCTTGGCCTGTAACCGAAACATTGGCCTCGGCATCAATCGCAGGAGCGCCAAGTGCAGACGTGATTACCTGAGTTGCTGGCGTGACATTCGCTTGACCCGTTACCGCGAGAGCCGTGCTGAGCGCCGAGGTGATTGCAAGACCAGTAACGCTAACCGTCGCAGCGGCTGCAATAACTGGCGTACCGAGGGCGGAGGTTACCGCCTGACCTGTAAGTGTGAGGTTGGCTAAACCGCTAACCGACAGCGAGCCGATGCCAGACGTGATCGCCTGACCCGTGGGTTCGACGGGAAGGGGAGTGCTCCACGCACCTTCACCCCAACCGCCACGGCCCCAGCCGTTAATGTTCGCCACGAAGCTGCCTTATTGGTTGTGGCTCTTGTCTTGTTGCTGCTTTACCCATTCTGCAAGTTCTTTTTCATTTTTAACTTTCTGCTGGGCTTGCTTAGCCATCTTCGAGTTGTGACTTGGCGTCCTTCAGCACATTAACCGCGTTGGTCATGATGTCGCGCACAGCATCCGTCATAAAGTCCGTCGCCAGCGACGCCTCCATTGTGCTGATGGCCTCTTGAATGTCTTCAATTGCTGTCATACTAGGCTCCGAGCAAAAATGTATGATAGAACCTATGCAGCGTTAGGGATACCCTGAAACTTGCGTTTCAATATTCGATCCACCTTGCTGTGCGTCATAGGCGGTATATCGTGCAGGCTATTGACCTGCTTGGCAATCTTGCGAGCACCCAAACCGCGCTTCTTGAGCTTGTAGATTGTCTTGAGAACGTCCTGCTCTTCAGGCACCTCTTCGAGAAACTTTCGCGTCTTGCTACCAGTCTTTTCCTCAACATGGCGGTAGCCATAGGGCGCAGAGCCGCCGATGGCGTACCCGCGTGAGGCCCAGTCGATCTTGCCTGCTGCAAAGCGATCCTTGATGGTCGCGTGTTCAATCTCGGCAACTGCCGATAAAACCATCAGCATGATCTGATTCGCCATCGAGTTCATATCGAACTTCGAGTCCAAGCCCTTAGACTTAGCGGCGTCAGGGTAAACAATCGGCATCTCACCAAACTGCTCACAAAAGTACAGCGTTATGCCGATGTCTTGCAGCACAGGTATCAGGCCAAGAAGGTCAGAGCTTGAGCGGCTCAGTCGGTCAAGCCGAGTGCAGATCACCACATCGTGGCGGTCAATCACGTCAGTCATATCGCGGCTTGCAGGTCGCTCCAGCACCGCGTGGGTGCCAGAGACGCCCTCGTCTGCGAAGAACTGATCAACCTCACGGTTGTACTTCTCCTTCACAAAATCGCGGATCTGCTGCATCTGAGTCTCCAGCGAGATGCCAGACTTGACCTGCTCGTCGGTGGATACGCGGACGTATCCGTAGATGTTGTTGATTTGCTTGAGTGGGTTGCCGCTCATTACTTGACCCTCCAGAAGCGAATGGCGCTTCCGTCCTCGTTTTCTCTTTGAGTCACGTTTATCCCACGCGAACGAGCCATAAACCTAAAGGTATTGCCATCTTTGGAGTATCGTATCCCGTTCGATATTCCGTCCTTAGGAAACTCAACGCTATCTCCAATCTCCATATGGCTCAAGGCGTCGTGAAGATCTTGGTTTTTTGGTCTGGCGGTTGCTTTTTTCGGAATCGGCACACCTTTATCAACTTTCAACATCACTTAACTCCACCCTTGTAGCCATAGTCGGCCATCTCTTCGTGCAGCCGCTTCCAATTGATATCAAGCGGCATGTTGTCGTTGGTACGGTCAGCGAACATAACCTGACCGTCCTTAACCAACTCAACGCCGTACACTGCCTTGGGCATTCCATCGTACACAATGTCGATGTTGTGCTTGAGGCAAGTGCGGCGCACTCGGTTGTAGAAAACCTTCTTTGCTTGGGCGCTCATGCGACGCCCTCCTGCAAGTGTTCTTCCCAAAGCTCTTTGGCCTTGTCAGTCTCGGCCAAGACGCGAGCGCGTCCAGCCAGATAGTCGCCAAGCTCAGCAATCTTCAAAGACCGTCTCGTAAGCTCAAGAAGCTCGATGTCGGTTTCGACAGCAGCCTTGCGCAACAGGCCGGGCAATAACATAGAGGCAATCGGCCCTAAGTCGTGCTTGCGAGAGAAGCTTGTTAGAAGCTTTACGAACATTTGATTTTCAGGGGTCATTTCCATTTTCACGTTTCTCCGTTAAGTGAGATTCCATAATACGGGTATGCGTGTCGATGTGCAAGCGTTTATTTTTTTGTATAAGGTGTTGCACATAAGCACGGGATCTGTATAATACAGGGTGTCAACAACAAAACACTGGAGATGTGATGACTGACAAATCGATAATCAAAAACCCAACGAGCCGCAAGGTGCGGAACCGAGGGTTTACCCCCATTGCCTATCGCGGCGACAACGGCGTCTACAACGGTTGGATCTATAAGCAGACGCCGACCTACACGTTTGTTCGCTTCCCTGCTCTTGGCAGAAAGAAGTTGAGCAAAGCAGAAATGCGTTTCGTGAGGGAGCTGTAATGACCATACGTTCAAAACGCGGTGACAATGTCACACCTGACGAGCACAAGCTCGTCGTTAAGTTTGCCAAGCAGTGCCTGCGGGAAATCTGCAAGAAGCAGTACGAGATCGAGTGTCAAGGTAAGCCTATCGTTTACACAGAAGCTCTCAAGCGGCTTCAGGTACGGACTAAGTATCGCTGCCAGAGCAGCTACGGCTCCGCTACTCATATCTGCATCGATATGCAGCGTTATCGTCAGAGCTTTATCTCGTTTACTGAGTACCGCTCGTTTGCTGATGACCCAGTGATCGGCTCCATTAAGGACTGCGATGACCGTGAGCTGCTGCTCAAGTGCTTGGTCGCCCACGAGGTCGCGCACCACATTCAATCTCGGTACGGGGCTTGGACTCGATACCTCAAGAACACCTATCGCAAGCCACACGGCGATGCGTTCAAAACGATCTACCGTGAGCTGCGGCGCACGTTAGTGAACCCTTACATCAACCAGTCGGAGGCCGCGTAAGCGGCCCAAGGGGGGATAAAAAGTGAAATTTCAAATTGAAGGAAAGCGAACACAAACAACAGTGTTGACTGAATATGTATCTTGCGAGATTCAAATTACGAAAGCTGAGGTGCAAAGGGTTACTGATTGCCCCAATGCCATAGACGGTGATAGCACTGCTTGGTACGACTATGTAAGCGAGGCAATTGAAATGGGGGCAGATTACAAAATCGTGCAGCTAGAAAAAATCAAGCCAGACGAGATTGATAGTGAGGGGCTACCTTCATTCTCTATCGATAATGTGGAGTGGCTTTAAAAGGCTATGTTTTGACGGGCGATAAAGATAAAAAGGACGATTTGGAGGATTAAATGAATACCATAGTAGATAGCCAGATAGAGCTTCTCAGGCAGATGCTGCTAAGCCACGACTGGACGTACAACTACTCGGACGATCACCGCGCTTGGACAAAGGGTCAGGAAGAGCGTGACGCCATCATCAAGCTGTCGAAAGAGTTGGGCCTTGAGTCCAAGGTAGTCGATTGCTTCAACGCCTTCATCGAAGGCAACCTAAGCCAAGTAGTGGAAACGCTATGAAGAAGATAACCGTCGAGGTTGAGGGCGATGACGCCGAGGTTCTGATCGACTACCTATCCAACATCGAGCGGCTGCTCACCGAGATCAGAGACGCCTTGGCGGTGAAAAAGCCAGCGCCGAGGCGCAAGTCTAATGTTTCACATGGAACAAAATCTGATGGATAAATACTTTGAGACGCTGGATATGGCTGCGTTCAGGATGATGCACCAAATGGATTCGCCCAAGGCTATGCGCCTGTTCAGGCATGTGCTTGACGTAGAGCACGAGGCTGGGCCAGAAGCGGATTACATTATCAGGACGTGGAAGAAGGAGCGGGGGGTTAAATTGGCTGAATCGCCTCAATGACTGGGCGAGCAGCCTCTTGTCGCAGGCGCTCCATCTCTGGAGTGTCACGAGGGTCTAGTCCAATAACGCCCAGCCCAGCTTCTGTGACAGCTTCTGCTGCTGGCATTATTGCTTTTTGAAATAAAAATTGAGCTGGCCCCATGTTAGATTCATCAGTCAGGTATTCAGCTAAAGAACCTAATCCCCCCAACGCCGAGGCTTTTAACTCACGACCTCTAGGGCTTTGAGTTTCAAAGTCTACTAAAGCAGATGATCTCTTACGCGCTGCTTCAACTTCTTCAGGCGACAATCCAGCTTCAAACGCGGCTTCAGCTCCAGCCATGCCCATGAACGGCTCAATAAATATATCTGACAACCCTTCATAAGCGACTTCGCCTGCGCCATATAAAGTATCACCCAACCCACCAATTCCTCGGCTCTCAGGTGTTATTTGCTCGCGCATCATAGACTCGGCGTCTTTTGCTTTTTGCTCTTGAGCTTGAGCTTGTTCTGGAGAAAGCATTTGAAGAGCGGCTAATCCTGCTGGCGGCACCGTAAACATAGCTCGTCTTTTAGCTGCTTTTTCTCCTATGGTTTTGCCGTCTTTTGTAGGTTCATTCAGATAAAAAACTCGGCTTTCGTGCGGCACCCCTTCAGCATCTTCAACCGTAATTGTTTTACCTTTAGGTTTACTCCCTGGAGATTCGGATGGGTTAAAAACTTTTTTTATAGAAGACGGTATAACCGTGTCATAGGCTGTGATCAGACCATCTTTGCCCCATCTGTTTTTTTGAACTTGGCCGGGAGTAAACGCTACGCCGTCATAACCCTCTCTCGATGCTCTGTCGAAAATGTATTTCATGCCCAAGTTGTTCCAACTTTCAGTGTCGGTAACAAAAGGCGCTCTTTCGACAAAAGACGAGTAGGGACTGACCATCTTCCCGCCTTTTTTTGCTCGCTCATCGACAGAAAAATTGTTGTAAGCCTTTTGCAAGCGACGCATTGCGTCCCTTGGAACACCCTCTAGTTCGAGCGTGTTTTCTATCAGGTTTGTGGCTTGTTGATTCAAGTCTCTATTTACTTTTCCATAGCTGTCGGCATCGAAAAGTTGTAACAAACGACCAAAAGACTCTTTGTTGAAATCAGCAACCGCCTGCAAATTCGCGTTTGAGAATCCCACAGAGGAAAATTCTTTGATTTTTTTGTCTATACCGGGCAGATCGTCAGTATCAACATAGTCCGATATGGTTTGTCTAACCAAAGTAGGATCTGGCGGAAAAGATGCACCACTCCGTTCAATTCGTAGTAAGCGGCCTTTCAAAGCCTCTGGTAAATAAAAATTTTGGCTTCGCTGACCGTCGTTGAAAGCATCTTCGTAAATTTTCTTCAACGCCGCTTTTTTTTCATCGATGGAAAAACTGTCTGTAATTGCGTCCCCCCGCAATTCTTTTGCGAGGGCTTTTACGTCGTCGTGATGATCGTTCAAAGCAGACTTGACTCTTTCCATCGATCTGGAACGGATGCCAAACTTCACGCTGTCGGCGGGACCGACATCTCTGATGTTGTAGGGTTCGCTGAGTGCGCGAGCAGCTTGGTCAAGAAATCTGGGCAGAGTGCGGCTGTCTTTTGCCTTTATTCCTTCATAAATATCAAAAACACCCTCTAACTCATCCTTAGCCTTTGACTCGGCGTACTCAATGGTTTCAGGATCTTTGAATCCCTCTTTTCGGCCTGTTTGACCCCAATCGGATTGAAACTCTTCAACGTATAAAATTAAATTGCCGTTTTTGTCTTTTCGATCTTTTGTTCGTACATGAAAGATTTGATTTTCAGCATCTGGATAGTGTATTTCTTCGCTGAATCTTAATTCAGGCAATTTCAACTTAAAAACCGCCTCTACTGAATTGTCTCCACCCGGCAAGGTGCGATCTTCCCAACGCAGGTTGTTGTTGTCACCTTCTATAATGTTTTCGTATCGCTCCAAAGCCGCACTCAACTGCACCTCAGCTTCTTGTTGGCTCGGCACTTCATCATCTAAGAAATTTCTACCTTCTCGAAGAAGGCGCGGGTCGCTGTTGCCGGGCAAACTAAACCCATATTCATCATTACCAACCATAGAATACGGCGTAGGGTTGCCGTCAAGCATTAGGGTGACTCGTTGTACAGGCTCGTCTAAATAATTGCTTTCCGCCATGCTGTACGCAGCATCATACAAAATGTTTTTGTCAGTATTATCTAAGACATCTTGGCTTGCGCCCTCAAAAAGAAAGTCTCGGATAGACTCGTTATCCTCGTCCATCACATAAGAGGCAGTAGCCTCATCCCTGTTATAACTCATGTTTAGCGCGTCACGCGCCAAATCGTCATCCTCCAAGATATCAGTGATTCTCGCACCGTCAGCATCGAATTCTTTTTTTACACGACCAATAACATCAGTGCTTCCTTCACGAAAAACCGGCGTCCCTTCCGTAACTTCGCCTACAAATTCAAAATTTGTCGCGTCTGGGCCAGTATCCAACACTCCAACAACCTCATCAGGGCCGAAGCCGGGAGCCTTGATTGCGTTTCGATCTGCAAAAACACCAAACCGCCCATCACGCGCTTCTCGGAGAGGAAAATATGTCAGCTTTCTTCCATCATCCAGCTCAACAAAAAGGTTTTGATGAGCCTCATTAAAGCTTAAGACATCGCTGCTAAAGTTTATGTTAGAGGGAGCGCCACCTTTGTATTCAGTTACAGAAAACTCAATGCGGTTTTCATCAATAGCCTTCAGGATCTCGTCTTGGGTGACTCGATCTTGTTGAAAAAGTTCGTCTAATCCTAATTCTTGTAACTCTTTTTTACTGACACCCTTTTTATTGAACATCCGACGAGCATCATCGCCGCGCATCTTCTTTTGAGGCGCGTTTAAAGCGATTTCTTCTGCTTGGCTGTAAAAACCAAACTTATCTGTCTTCGCTGGCTTTAGTAAACGCTTATAAAATCCCATTTAAAACCGCCGCGTGGTTGGGTTCGAGGGTTCAAAGATGTCGATATCACCCACGCCACCGCCTTCTTTGTAGCCACGGCCTTTTGTAAGACCTTTTGAACCCTTTTCATCGCGTATTTTTGACCTGAGACGGCTGTAATCCTCTTCAAGCTCTGTGGGCGTTATCGTTACTCTACCGCTTCGCAGCTTATCAACCAGATTCAGCGCCTTTTTCTCTAAATCACCAAAAGTTTGAGCGCCAACTTCATCAAAAAGGTCTATTTCTTTAGCCGCTGTATCAAGCGCAAGCTTCATGGTAGCGTCAGATAAGCCGCGCACGTTGTTTTTTGAGAACTTGCTCAGCAAATCAGCTTGCGTCCTTGCATCACTCAACGCAGGAACAGGGGATTGGTCGCGGGGTGAGATGTACTGGCGCATAACGCCGTATTGAGGGTGCGAAACCACCTCAAAATACTGGCCGCGCTCGTTGTCGAAGCTAAAACCCATGTCTTCGTAAACGGGGTCGCGGTTTGGATCGTCAAAGATGTCAACGTCACCGCCGTTGGCAAACCGCTTCATAAAGCTGGCGCGGATCTCAGGGTCGCCACCAGTGGAAATGTTGCCGCCTACACGGGCTTCACCGCCTAAAAAATTAGGAAAACGCTTTTCAGCAGACAAGCTGTATTGTTTTTTACCCTCATCAGGAAGATAAGCAGATACGCCAACGCTAGAATTATCGCCCAAGACGTTCTCAAAACGCTTCGACGCCATGTAATCGCTGCCCATACGCCGCAAATCTACTGGCAACTCAAGACGAGAGACAATTTGATTGAAAGCCAGCTTGTCATCTGGATTCTGAGAGTCGGCAAGCGCAATAATTGAGCTAATCGCCTCGCCTTTGATGCCGGGTACGTTGCTCAGAGCCTCAACAACCTGCATCTTAATCATATCCTTCGCACGGTTTTCCACGGGATCAACGTACCTTTGGCGAGCCATGCCTCTAAAAGCTTCAAGCTGACGATCACGGCTAGAGCCAGTGATCGGTACGCCCATCATGTCGCGCTCAGGCCCAGAAAAGATGTCGATGTTTTCTACAGCGCCACCTGATTGATAACCACGGCCTTTTTGCGATTGCATTACCATGCCGCTTTTCTCAAACGCATCTTCTGCCTGTTTTTCTCTTCTTTTTCGCTCTTCTGGGGTCATCTGTTCTGCGCTTCTCGCAGCTTCTTCTGCACGCCGTTTTTCTGCTCTCTCAGCCATCAAGTCCATTCTTCTTTGAAACGCCAGATCACCCGGCTTGCTATACGGACTATCGTCTTGCTCTGTCACCAAGCCGTATCGCCGCGCACGAGCAATTTGATCGGCAATGTCTGAGGGCTGAATGTATGACTTAACCCTTCCATACTCTGGATGGTCTATGATTTCAAAGTATTCGTTGCGCTCAGGATCGAAGGTGTAACCAAGATCCTCATAAACCGGATCTCGGAACATGCTTTCTTCGCTAAAGATGTCGATATCGTTTAAATCGCTCATGATTAGACCGTTTTAAAGTTTATATCTTCAAGCGCCTTACGGATTTTTTGAAGCTCCGCGTTACGCTTAGACTCAACACAAGCCATCATCGCCGCCTCTTGCGATAAAACCAAGCCGTCCATGCCAGACTCAGTTATCAACCTTTCCATTTCACTCACCAAGGTTGACGGCCCTGACCTGACCCACTCATCGTGAGTCTGCGACACGAAATCCTCTACATATTCTTCAATCTCAGCCATTACGCAGCCTCTCGCTGTTGTTCAAAGCTAACCTTCAACAGCTCCAGCCACTCATCAAGAGTAACCACCGCTGTCCGAGAGTTATCTCGCGCCATATTTTCGTTAATCGCGTACAGCGGCAGGCATACCCTGATCGCTTTGTTGTTGAACTTGTAGATTAGAACGGGGGTGTCATCACCGCAAGCGGCACAAACCTGCTCCCACCAAGCGGGTGCAAACCACCAGCCTGATTTATACGCCTTGCACTCGATGGCGTGATTGGGGATTTGGATGTCGCAAAGGTCAGCGGTTTGATATTGGTCGAGGTTACGCTTGCAGGTGAAACCAAGGGCGTGTTGGTCGGCGAACGCATTGATGCGCTTTACTATGTCGCGCTCGAAAGACGCGCCTTTGGATCTTGTATCTGCCATCGCTGGAGTTTATGCGAAAAAAAATTGAAATAAAAATTTTGGGGCAAAACTTTTTCATGTAAATTCGCGCTCACTCTGGGCGGTCACTGCCTATCTTCCAACCCCGTCTGGAAAAAGTGGCCGCTCAGGGTACCTACCTTTCCGTTGTAGATTTTTGAGGATTCTGTGAGCAAAACCTTGCTATAGCTATCGCGCTCGCTGCGGTCGCCAAACAGGGGGGTGCGGGGGTCGCAATCTAACGCGATCTGACAGGCTTTTTCCGACCCTATAGGGTTCCTACTCCGCGTGACGCCAGCCCGTGAGAGGCGCGTACAGGCGCTCAGAGAGAAGAAAACCAAGGTCGCGCAGCCTTCTGGCCGAGACATGTCTCGCCTCTGAGCAGGGCCGA